CCTAACGAATGGATTCAAATGAGAACAACGTTAGCCCAGCATCAGATGGCGTTAAGTCCAAGCGCCAGCTGAAGAGGATGAGGCATACCGCGAACCGTAAAAAGAAGAAGGTAGCGGAAGATGCCGGCGTCAGTGATGGCGCGAACGAGCCGATCGAGACGCGGCGGAAGGAACTGGAACTCATACAGCTTGAGCTACAGATAGCCAAAGCCGAACTCGATCGGGTTGAGATGGGCCTGGAAGCGGCTGTGCGGCAGGAGAAGCTTATGCTTGACCTACGCAACGCCGAAGAGGGCTCGTCGGAAGTGGGAACGTCTCCCCCCACCTTGGAAGAGAGCAGTGTAGAGGGCCATCTACAAGCGCTTTCCGATAGGAAAAGAAAGGAGATTGGATGGCTCGCGTATGAAATTGGCGTTAGAAGCGTTGATAGATGGCGAGCAAAGCTTGGCGGACTAGCGTGTGGTGCTGTATTGGCAACCGCGGTAGGACGCAAGCTCGGGTTCTGGTCCGGGATCGGCACTCTTGCGGGACTCACAGGAGCTGTATTGCTCCAACCGCAAGAGATCGATGTTAAAGAAGCATGCCTGAGTGTGGATGGAAGTTACCCCGAGTTGGTCGGTTATCTTATCATGAGGTACCCCGACAACACGAGGCGTGACAACCTCTCCGCTCTAACACTCGCTAGTAAGCAGTGGTGCTCACAACATGTCGATTGGGACCATGTGTCAATGGCAGAGGCTGTAGCGAAAAGCATCATGGCCTACCAGCTGATCACAACCTACCGAGGCCTCGGAAATACAAAAAACGAACTTGCCCCGTTACAGTCAAATGCCTTTGCACACAAGGCTCCGATATTGGAGAGCTTAGATCTGATTGTGAAATCAGCATTGAGCCCAGTGACGATGACGGGGGATGTTATAAGGAGTTTGTACGGGTCGGTAGGGTCGCGATCGACGGTGGTTGGGCTAGTTTCGCTCACTGCGATTGTGTACATAACCAGGAGTACGGGTTCGTGGACAGGGTTCTTTGTCCGCGGGGCGAAACTGATCCGTTGGCTTATAAAAGTCTCTTACGAACAGCAAGAGATCTTAGCCGAAGGATGGGGAACATCTCGCCTCATACCTACGAGGATATAATCTCCGGTTATAAAGGACCAAAGAGGAAGCGCTACGAACAAGCTTACGAAGCCCTGCAGGCTGACGGTATCTTGAATAAAGACTTTATATATCGTGCGTTTGTTAAATTTGAGCAGTTGAAAGGCTCTAGATTCAACAGACCCCCGCGTATTATACAGTTTAGCTCATTCAAGATTATCCTGTTCTGCATGAGGTACGTAAAAGCGATAGAAGCGAAATTCCCCGAGCTACGAGACTTCACTGGTACTAGCATGTTCTTCAAGGGCATGAACCAACAGTTGCGTGCAGAGACAATGCTCCGAAAATGGGCATGTTTCAATGATCCTGTCGCGGTAATGGGCGATGGGAAACATTGGGATGTCAATGTCACACCCCGACAACTGATGGTCAAACACCAACTATACCGGTGGGTTATAAGGGACGAAGAGTTTCATAGTGTCTGTGCTAAGGAACTTAAAACAAGAGTGCGAACCCGGCTGGGGGTCGCAGCTCAATACACAGGCAATGTTAGAAGTGGTTCTGCTGATACCGGTGCAGGCAACAGCTTACTGGCAGTGATCATGCTGCTGGATTACTTCAAAGGCGTAGGCATAACTAGGTATGCTATCGCAGACGACGGAGATGACTTTCACATTTATGTAGAGAGATCAGATCTCAACACCGTTATAACAACAATAGTTGAGAGATTCGCCCTTTATGGTCACGAGCTAAAGCTCGAAGGGGTAGCCGACTGTATACACCAGATAGACTTCTGCCAGAGTCGTTTGGTTCATACAATCGCCGGTCCAGTGATGGTCCGAGATCCTAGAAAAGTGCTCTCAAACGCCCTTTGTACCAACAAGTTCAAGACCCCAAAAGCCATGCAGAGGTTTGTAAGGTCAGTTGGTGAGTGCGAGTTGAGTTTGAACCACGGAGTTCCAATACTCCAGGCCTTCGCTTTGGCCCTCCTTAGGAACACACCTGATGTAAGACCCCTTCCTCCATGGGAAGTTGAGGCATTCCAGCACCGAGTATGGTCGCTAAACAGGGATAGTGGTCCTGGGGAGATAACCAACGAGGCTAGGGACTCATTCGATTTAGCGTTCGGCATTCCAAGAGAGGAACAGGAACGAATTGAGAGAGCACTTGGTAATTGGGAGATTTGCTTTGAAGCACCGATGTGTGGAGGAGAGGATTTGTCGCCTAGTTCGTGGACCCAGTCATATGGTCCCGAGACTTTCTTCCCCACCCTTTAGCCCGACGGCGACAGCTGTTCCGGGTTAGGGAATGTCCAAACAATTTTCCAAGAAGCCAACCAAGCTAGCGACCGCGTCCAAGGTCGCTGGCAAACAATCAGCTGCCAAGCGCCAGATGGCAGCTAAAACCAACAAGCGTGGTCTGCGTGCAGGCTACGCTATCCAGAGACCAAATATTGTGGTCTCTGATTCAGCCGAAGAGGCTCCTTTCGCCACTGGTACTGTTCTTCGCCCACACGTGGAGATACAGAAACATGGCGGAAGAGCCACCGCGCAGGTACACGCGATCTTGTGTCCTGTGCGGCTGAAGAACAATGCTGCCGCCGTAGCAAACTATGGAGCATGTTTCCCGAAGCTGGTGGACGATGTCGTTAATCAGAACATCCCTAGGATGGCTATGACATTGTCCCCTACTGGAGGCTATGCGCTTCGAGGCCTCGGTGGAGGTGCAAACACGAACAGGTGTGGGAGGTATCTACCTCGCAGCCTTGAGATGTTGTTAGAGGGTTACCAGTTTGTTCGCTATCGTGTGAGCAAATTGGCGATCACCTATGTACCGTCCTGTCCTGCTGACACAGAAGGAGAGCTGACTATGTCAATCTCCGGTGATCCCATTCACCCCAACTTGTTTGCTCCCAACGAAGGTTATCCCAACGTTGCGAGTCTACAAGGTCTGGAGAACACCGTGTCATTTGCTCCTTGGCAGCACGCCACAATCGACATCAGCGAAGCCCTTACCAACGAGTGGCGCTACTGCAGCGCCGCGTCGACGGTTGTAGGTACAGGCTCTATGCCCACGGTCGCTGAGTTCCAGTCCGATTTCAATCCCCGTTTCTCCCAGTTTGCGTCTATTGCTTGTCTAACCAATCAAGAACCCGTGGCGACGCTGGCGGAGGTGGTGGACAGTGGAAATCTCGTGATCGATTTTGATATCGAGTTTTGCGAGCACAACCCTGTCCTTGGCGTTAACAATGTTCTTCAGCTGACCGTGGGTCCAGCCTTAATCGCGGATGAGGAGTCAATTCACATACGCGCTCAGCTTGATGCGATGAACAAGGTGTTACAGAACGAGGGTCTTGAGGGACTACCCGCCATCTTGGCGAGTTTAGCCCCCCTGATCCCCGGACTCGTTGACATGACCAAGAAAATGTTCTCGACGTCGCACAAGGAGGAGGATATCATGCACAAGATTCTTCCTCTCCTTGAGCAGCTAGCCCACGGCCGACACCGGCTAACAGTCCGTACCGACTGTTAGAAGGTGTCTCGGCCTTTATGACCAACCCTGTAAAGTCATTAAACTGTTTGCGGGGACCCTTCCACACTAGGGGGATAAACTATGTGTCAACACACCACACTCCGCCGTGTTGTAAATCTTGAGGTGGAGGCTTGGTAAACCCAACCAAGGATAACACCAAGGGTAGTCTCGTGGCAGCGAGCGGTTCGTGAGGAAGAGTGGTGAGATCAGAAACGGTCTCTAACCGTCCACCCCTCATGAGCGACAGAGGCACACGTCTGTGTGAAAGCAACAAATTGGTCTGGACAGCCTGTTTTGCTTCACCGGTTTGTGCAGAGAACGGGTGTTCCTCCTACCGAAGGAACTTGTGCCCGTGTGTGGGAGTGTTGGTCGTCGCAACTAAGACAGGTCTGGATTAAGGAAAGAGCCCTCAGGGTTCTGCGCCCCAGGTCCCAAAGCGATTAGCACCAACATCAGTAGCACACGGCAGGGCAAGTTCATTAGGGAAGAGTGGGCGGCACTAAGTTTTCTCTCACGGAAGTCCGGAAGGCTTTCCCGCGGAAGTGGGCCTCTAA